GGCCAGGATATTCTGGTAGCTTGGCAACAACATTGTCAAGCCATGGATCATGTGGGCGCTTGGCGACGCTAACGCCCCTGCATCCATGTTCGGCGCTTGCGCCACCACAACTAGGCTTGCGCAATTCACGAACGGCATTGTCAATCCTGGGCGCAAACCATTGCCAGTCATCCATGCCAGTCTGAGCGATAGCGGCGCGCATTTTGTCACGCAGCTTGTTTAGGCTTGTCGCCTCAAAGTAAGCTGGGCGATATTGACCTAGAAAGTAGATGGAACCAGAGTAGATTTTAGCCATTGTTTGTCCCCTTGGATTGTTAAGCTTAGACGTTATCGCAGGTCAGTTCTTCAAATTGCAGCATTGACGTGATGACCATCGCGGCGCCCGTCATAGGAATGACGCTGATTGCCAGGTCAACAAGTTCGTGCTGCATTGTGCGAGGGAGCGACAGAACGTCGTCCTCCAGCTTGTTCCAGGTTTCTGTGTACGCACGATCGTAAATGCTCATGCGATCCATGCGATCTGCGCGCGTGATGTAAGCTTGTGCCCATGTGGTCATGTTACGTCCCCTGGATGTTAGATGAAGGCCAGGGCAATGATAGCCCCAACTGTAGCAAAGCAAACCAGTGTCATGATTGCAGTGATTAGGTTAAGCATCACACCACCTCCCCAATGGACACCAGGTAATCAAGAGCCTCGTCCATTGATGGAAGATCGTACCAAGAGGTGCGCTTGAGCTTGCCGCTCCTGGTGATCATGAACATGGGCGCTTCGTCGCCATGCACTGGGTCTTCATAGAGGTAGTGACCACCCAGGAGAGCGATTAACGTCGGCTCCCTGGTGAGGAACGCAGCAGCGCGGTCTGAGAGCGCGGGCAGATAAGTAGCGCAGAAGAGATTAGCCATGAGGTGTCCCCTTGTCATCCGTTGACATGATTACAATAGCACGCCTGGTCGAACGGTCAAGCTAATTAGTAAACCATTATGATGTAAAAGACCCAAAATGAGTCATGTTTTAGAGCTGAGAAGTGAGTAGTACATTCATAATCTGTAGAATGATATTAACTTAAACATAACAATCAAATAGCTCCCCTATATATATTATATACATATAAGCTGTGTGGTATATATGATACTACATAAGATACAGGTACAATCCAGAATTCATACAAGTGTTTGGAAGTTAGCCTCTCCGCGCGCGTTCTCATTTTATGAGAATTGAGTATGGACAGGGACAGGCTGTGTAATACCATGATTACCATATTACAACTGTATATAATTAGTATTACCATGGTAGGAATGTGTAATGATGTAATTACCAGAGGTGACGTGTAAATAGGGATAGGTGATGGGTCCACTAGCTCTGTGAAACGTGCACCCCACATCGCGCTTCCCCCAAAAATTATCTGGACATTGTATATTATTACAGTATGATTGCGTAAATAATGTTTGAGGGTTAAACATGCTGATAGAACCTGGTGTGCCCATGAGGGGTTACACCACGCGTCCCCCGAAGTACCGGTTTCCCTTGGCGGAGATGGAGGTTGGCGACAGCTTCTTCGTGGCCTATGGGGATATGGATGCGAAGTCTTTCTTGCAGACCTCACGCAGTTTGATCAGCCGGTTTGGAAAGGCGTACTCTCGCAAGTACGCAACCCGGAGGATGGACGACGGCTTCAGGGTATGGAGGATTGAATGAAGAAACTTAAGCGGTGGCTCTTGTGTTCGACCAGCCTGACGCCCATCATGGGGTTGATAAAGTACTAGCTCTGGAGACACCTATGCCTGTGTTTAGTATGTCACCTGATTTTCTTGCCGGTCGGCCTAAGAGGTCTGACGTACAGCCCGTCATGTTTGGCGGCGAGGGCGCTGTTGGCGCTCCGCTGGAAGGATTGAAACAGGCCCAGGAAATGCAGGCGGTTGGCGCCCCGGCTGAAGACATCTTTGCCAAGACAAAGACGCCTCAGACAACAGGGTGGTTCCAAGGGCCGGAAGAAAAGTGGAGGTTTGAGTTTAGCGACAAAGACGCTCAGTTCAATCCAGAAGCGCTTGCCAAAATGCACGGCGGTCAAGGCATCGCGCTTGATCAGCTTCTGTCTCACCCGCAACTGTTTCAGTACTACCCGCACCTCAAGGATGTAAAACTGCAAGCCTTGACGCCGCAAGAAGAAGCAACTGGTCTGCGCGGGTCTTATAACCCCAGCACAAATGTTCTGAAGTTGTTGCGTGATCCTGAACAGGCGCGCGGAACACTGATGCACGAACTTCAGCACATGATCCAATCAAAAGAAAATTGGGCCGCTGGCGGTGGAGATGAGGCCCCATCAGAATTTGCCAAATTAACTGGGTTGCAAAAATCAGCATCCGGTTTGTTAAAAAACATGGACGACAGCGATAAAATAACAGAAGAGTTTAAAAAGAAATTTGAAGAAGTTCAAAAACTGGATTACGACGACCCGCGCAGAGGAGAGTTGTTTGACAAGGTTTTAAAAGAAAGACAAGCCGCGTGGGATGCAAATAAAAAGAAATATGAAGAGTCTGAACAAAAGAGAAAAGCTTTCAATGAAAAGGCTGATCAATTCAAACGATCTTTCTCTGGGTATGAAATCTATCGTCGCCTTGGCGGCGAAACAGAAGCCCGCAACACCGGGCAGAATAGGTTAATCATGGACCTTCTTGCGCGGCAGCAATCGTTGCCAACTACAACGCAAGACTATCCATACGAAGGGCAGTTAGTAATGCCTGACAAATGACGCGGGGTGGAGCAGTCCGGTAGCTCATCTGGTTCATACCCAGAAGGTCGCGTGTTCAAATCACGCCCCCGCAACCAACCCAATAGGCGGGCGTAGCTCAACGGTAGAGCCACAGCCTTCCAAGCTGAAGACGAGGGGTTCGACTCCCCCCGCCCGCTCCAATATGCGCCCGTAGCTCAGCTGGATAGAGCATCGGTCTACGAAACCGAGGGTCGGACGTTCAAATCGTTCCGGGCGCACCACTACACGAGGGACCATGACGTTCAACCTGAAGCACTTCTACCACTTCTGCTCTCAACTCAAGATTGAGACCAAGGAGCAGGGCCTGCGGAAGATGGACAAGCTTCTGGGAACGCAGACCTATGTGATGAACGAAATCGCGAAAGGGTTAGAGGATGATTGCCATTTTTACGTCATTCTTAAGGGCCGTCAGCTTGGCATCACTACCATTAGCTTGGCTCTTGATCTGTACTGGACTTTTACTCATCCTGGCCTCCAAGCTACTCTGACGACAGACACCGAAGAAAACCGGGATATGTTCAGGACGACCCTCGCCATGTACATGGATGGGTTGCCCAAGGAATACAAAATCCCGCAGATCACCCACAACAGAAACTCGCTGAGCTTGCGCAATCGGTCTCGCTTGTTCTATCAGGTGGCCGGTCTAAGGGCCAAGGGCACGCTTGGACGTGGTAAGGCTATCACCTTCCTGCATGGCACAGAGACAAGCTCCTGGGGCGACGAGGAGGGCTTGGCGTCGCTGTTGGCTTCTCTTGCAGAGACCAACCCCGACCGGCTCTATATGTTCGAGAGCACGGCGCGCGGGTTCAACATGTTCCATGACATGTACACCACCGCCAAGAAGGCTCGCACGCAGCGCGCTATCTTCTGCGGATGGTGGCGCAACGAATTCTATTCCGTCGATCCTGAGTCCTCTGTCTACAAAACCTATTGGGACGGCAGGCTGACCGGCGAAGAAAAGGAATGGAACCGCGACATCAAGAAGCTGTACGGTTTTGAGATCAACTCACGGCAAATCGCTTGGTGGCGGTGGAAGCTGCATGAAGGGATCAAAGACGACGCGCTCATGTATCAAGAATTCCCGCCCACGGAAGACTATGCTTTTGTAATGACGGGTTCATCGTTCTTCTCTAACTCCAGATGCTCGGAGGCCGCTCGTGTCGCAAAGCTCAAAAAGTTTGACGCCTACCGATATTCCTTCGGATCAAACTTCCAAGACACCGAAGTTCTTAAAAGCTCGGAAAAACTTGCTACCCTTAAGATTTGGGAAGAGCCAATTGATACAGCCTACTACGTTATCGGAGCCGATCCTGCTTATGGATCATCAGACTGGGCAGATCGCTTCTGCATCCAAGTGTTTAGGTGCTATGCGGACGGATTGGATCAGGTGGCTGAGTTTGCTACCTCTGAACTCAATACCTATCAATTCGCATGGGTCATCGCTCACCTGGCTGGAGCGTATAAGAATTCTACACTCAATCTGGAAGTTAACGGCCCCGGCCAAGCCGTCATTAACGAACTCAGAAACTTAAAGCGGCAGGCCGTCTCTATTGGCGGGGCAACCGGCAAGGGTCTGATGCACGTTCTTAGTTCGATGACTAACTATATCTGGCGCAAGAACGATACGCTGGGCGGCATCTCCAACTCTATCGGCTGGCTGACCACGCAAGGTTCCAAAGAACGGATGATGAATTACACCAAGGATTATTTTGAGCGGCAGATGATGACCGTCGTCTCAATGGAAACCTTGGAAGAAATGAAAGGCATCGTCCGCGAAGGTGGGTCCATCCACGCGCCGGGCCGTGGCAAGGACGACCGCGTGATTGCAATGGCGCTGGCCTGCGCAGCCTATGCAGAACAGCTCCAACCCCGGCTTCTCATGGAGCGCTTGACGCGTCAGGTCTCCAACGCGCAAGAATGTATAACGCCGGAAGAACTATCGGTGGGCCGTAATGTCTCTACTTACCTCAAGCAGATTGGTATCTATGGGCAATGATGACAATTCTCAGCAAGGCGGAAATCTACCGCCAGATGGAACGGTTCTGGAAGGACCAGGACAAGACGCTGAGCATTGCCATGTTTGCGGAGCTGTCAGGATTAAGCATGTCGCTTCTCAAACGCGTGTTCCACATCAAAGACACCCCAATGAGCGAGCACACCCAAATCGCCGTGAGCAGAGCGCTGGAGCGTATGACCCGTGGCGATGTCGTAATGGTCTATGATAAAGGTAACAAGCGTCGGCTAATCTACCGGCAGGAACCTCGGCCTAGATTAGCCAAAAGCATGAGCCTGACAACTGACGGCGGAAAGATCGCATTGAAAGTCGGGATCAAAAACAAGTCGGACTACTCCAAGCCCGGTTTCGATGAACAGTTCAACAAGTAAGGGGATGTTATGGCTATCATGCGCGACTACAAATGCCCTCGTCACGGTTACTTCACCGGCTGGGAGCCCGTCTGCGACGAAGGTTGCACGGACGTGGCCCAGGTTATTCTGCGAGCCCCCACCATGCGGGACTCCGTAATTGGTGGCCGTTCCAGGCGCAATGACACTAACATCAAAAAGCTTGCCAGCGATTTCAACATGACGGACATTAAGTCCACCAAAGAAGGCGAGCACCAAACCGGCTACTTGGCCCGAAACAACGCCCCCGTCCCCGAACAACCCCCGGCTGACCGGCCCGGCAGCGCTGTTATGTGGGGCGAAGCGGGGAAATACAACATGCAGAGTATGCTTGGCGGCATGGTCAAGCCCGTCAGAGACGAGCAAGTTGGCTTTTCGCCCAAAGATGCTAATCTCACGCGCGGACCAATGGCGGCCAGCTACTACGCTGACCACGACAACCTGAAGCTTGACAAATGATCATTCCAAAGGACGCCCACGACCGAGAGTCGTTCTACCAAGACCTGATCCGCAAGTGCCTGGTCTCTCGCGAGACCCGCCGCGCGGACTACTCCTCGTTGAAGTCCTACTATCTCTTCGGGTCTGCGCCCGAGGAGAGTCCTGCTCAGTACAACAAGATATTCCCGCACATCGACCAGCTTGTCAGCTTCCTCTACTCGGCTGACACGACGCGGTTCTCAATCAATCTGGGCGCTGCGGCCAACGAAGACCAGTACAGGTATATCCCTCGCCTTGAACAGGCGCTGAACGACGAGTGGAACAATTCCAACGCCGATCAAGTCTTCAACACGGCTTTGACTTGGGCGATGGTCTACAATTCCGCGTTCATCAAGCTGGTGGTGTCCAACGGGGCAATCCATCCCTACTTCATTGACCCCAGCAGCTTTGGCGTCTTGCGCGAGGACATTCCTTACCTTGACCGGCAGGAAGCGTTTGTCCAAAGCTACTACATAACTAAATCCGACCTGTTTGCTCGGCTTTACAAACATCCCAAGCGCGAAAGCATTGTGGAGCGTGTCACCACCTCCCAGCACGTTGAGGCTTACTCGCCTAACGGCGTAGACCGAATCATTCTGAGCCAAGTCGATCCGAACATGTACGGCAACGTCAATCTCAATCTCTACGGCCAAAACCGGATGAAGCCGGAAGTCGAAGAAGACACCGTTGAGATGATTGAGCTGTACGTCTGGAACGATGAGACCAGAGATTACCAGATCGTGACGCGCGCCGACCCAGACGTAATCATTTACGACCGCGAGAACGAAAAGCTCTTCCTGAAAGGGGAGAGCCCATTCATTCAAATCGCACCAAACCCCATGCCTGACTATTATTGGGGTCAGTCCGAGGTTTCTCGCCTGATGTTCCTTCAGGACATGCGTAACAAGCGGATGAACGAGATTTTGGACCTGTTGTCCAAGCAAGTGAACCCGCCGACCGCCCTCACAGGCTTTACGGGCATCTTGGACGAGAAGAACTTCGCTCTGAACCGCGCTGGCGGCCTTCTGGCGAGCGATATGCCCAATACCAAGATTGAGCGGCTGGCGCCCGACCTTCCTGAAAGCCTTTACGAGCAAATCAGGGAAATCGACGCCATGTTTGCCGAAGCGTCCGGCATTTCCGAGGTTCTGTCAGGCCGTGGCGAACAAGGTGTTCGTTCCGCCGGTCACGCCTCCCAGCTTGCCCGCCTTGGATCGTCCCGCGCTAAAAAGCGGGCGCTCATTGTTGAGAATTCGCTGGAGAAGCTGGCGACCCTCTACATGAAGCTGATGCAGGCTTACGATGCAACCCATCTTACTGATGTTGAAGGGAAAAAGTTCATTGCTGAACAATTTACCCGTCAGTACGTTGTGAAAGTGGACGCTCACTCAAACAGCCCCATCTTCATGGAAGATATGCGCTCTCTTGCGTTCAATCTGTTTAAGGCTCAGGCTATTGACAAGGAGTCCTTGATTGATATGCTCGATCCACCGATGAAGCAGATGCTCAAAGAGAAGCTGAAGAAGGCGGAACGCATGAAGGCTATGCAGCCTCCTCCGCCCGAACAGGGGAAAAAGTCTGGTGGCTAGTCAAGGTTCAATCTCAACCGGCGACCAACCCCGCGCTACAGGGCGGGACATCTCTATGACTCAAAAACCTGCCTCTATGCAATATCGGGTCTCTAATGTTAGAAATATGGCGGGCCGTCAGCCGACGCGTCCAGATCGTGCCATGAGGAGATCATGATGTACAAGTCCGTTAAGCGGTCTCGTCGTAACAGCCGCAAGTAACCAGTTTCGGGGACGCCCACACTAACATTAGGAGGCGCGAATGCGTCGCAAGGGTCGTAAGTCCAAGCGCTAACGGGTTCCCGCAGTAGCGGGCGCTCGTTACTCATCCTTCCCCCCCTCTAGACATGGAGGCGCACATGCGTCGCAAGGGTCGTAAGGCTCGTCGCTAACTAACATACGGGTTAGTCCCGTATAGCGACCAAAGAGCGTTCTGAGGAGGGGCAGAACTAAAACAAACCCCTCCCTTGACATTTGTCTGAGTTTCACAGCAGATGTCTGTTAATAGAGGTGAACCACATGGCCGATCAGGATATTATGGCTCTGATGCAAAGCCAGCAGGACGGCGCTCCGCCTCTTGGTGGTGGTCCTGCTATGACCCCTCCCCCGATGCCTTCCCCGATGTCAACGCCCGAACCTAAATCGGGCCAGCGGGAAGCGGCAATGATCAATGTGAGCATGGCTCTTGATCTGATCGAACAATCTCTTCCGGCCATTGGTTCTGAGACCCCCGAGGGTCAGAGCCTAATGTCCGCTCTCTCTAAGCTCTCTTCTGTGCTCGGCCCCAAAAAGCAGAAGACCAACGAGCTTCAAAGCGCCGAAATCCTACAGCTCCTTCAGAATTTGCCCCAGGCGGGCGGTGGTTCTCCGGTATCGCGCGCGATTTCTGGTGGACCCCCGAACCTTGGCCTCATGGGTCCGCAGCCACCCGCAATGCCTCCCGGCGGAGCTCCGGCAGGTGGACCCCCCGCAATGCCACCGGGTATGCCACCTGGCGGCGCACCATCACCGATGTAAGGAGAATACCATGGACGTGTTCAAGCCTCGCGGCGCTTCCAAGCCCCGCAACCCGACTACCGATCAGCAGCAGAACGGCGTGATTACCAATCCGCCTCGCTTTGCCCATATGGGCGGGCTTGCTGGCGCTTCCAAAATTGGCGGCAAGAACCAGTACGGCATTAAGCCGCCGGGTGATGGCAAAAAAGTTATCTAATACCAAAGGGGACGTAAATGGCATCGCTTGAAGACCTGACACCTGAAGCCCGAGACGAACTCGCGGCGCTCGCTCGCGAACTGGCTGATAACCCGGCCACTCGCGAGGGGTTTCTTCGCCTGACAAAGACTGCTCGTCCTAATATGCCAATCGGTGAGATTGACCTTAAGGATGATATGTCTTCGCGGTTTGATGTAGCCCAGTCTCGCATGGAGCAGCTTGAAGGCAAGCTTCGTGAGAGGGATGCGCTGGAAGAACTGGAGCGTCGTCGCAACAAGCTTGTTCGCGGCAAAGGCGTCAAGGAAGAAGACATTGCGGAGATTGAGAAGATCATGCTGGAAAAGGGCATTACTTCTCATGAGTCTGCCGCAGACTACTACAATTGGATGCGCCAGGCGGCAACGCCTACGCCCCAAAAGATGTTCAGTCGGAACGTGATTGACGACGCTGCTCAGAACACCCTGAAAAGGTTTATGGGCGGTAATCATGTGAGGGCTGCGCGTGAAGTCGCGGCAGAAGCGTTTAACGAAATCCGCAAAAGTCCAAGGCCAATTGGTCTTTGAGGGTGTGACGGGGACGAGTGTCACTTTAGAAACGATGAGGTAAACTATGGCAATCGGTGGCGGCATTCTCCCCACTACGGGTAGTAACCAGTTCACAGAACTGACTTACGTTACCCGTCGCGCGTTCATCCCAAAGATGGTCGTGCAGATCTACAACTCAACACCGCTCATGGCGGCGCTCATTGCTAATAGCCAGACGGCTACGGGCGGTGTGTCCTCCGTGACCGTTCCTGTTCAGGGTGCTCAGTTTGTTAACGCTCAGTGGTCGGATTACAGCGGCTCGTTCGCTCAGCCATCCGTTCAGCAGGGCGCGTACAACGCTGAGTTTACGCTTAAGCTTATGATTGCCCCCGTGCCGTTCCTCGGCATGGAAGGTGCGGTTCAGCAG